GTCATTCAAGGTACATTGAACAAACATATTTTATATCAATCATGGTATGGCGTAAACTATCAATCTAAATTCCAACGCTCTTCTCACCGATTTAGACGAACAGACTTGAGTAGAACACGAGGTTCACTCAAGCCATATCATCGTAAAGGGCCAAAAGGTCGCGGTCCTCAGAAGAAAGTTATAAACCATAACAGACCGAACAATATGTCGAACAATGGAGAATGTCGACACCCATCTCTTAGTCTTCGCAAAGATAGGAGAAGCGTGGTGAATAAATCACCAGATGCTTCCACTTTGCGAAGACCATTATACTCTCAAAGACCCACAGGCAATCATAAAGCTACCGAGACGAGAAAAACTCGAAAGTTCCCCTTATTCCGAAGCTTCAAAACTATGATTGAGTGTGGCATTTCTAACCACCTTAAGGTGGCTTTAGATTTGAGAGTTCTTGGGTTCACTTGCAATAAGCAATTGGCCAAGAGATGGAGAGTCAGTAGGCTTGTCTTGAATAACTATTTGACCGTGCGAAACAATTGGGAGGCAATCAGGACGTACCTGACCCTCGTTTACGGAGATCTGAAAGTAAAATCTCCACGATCACCATTGTATCCAAAGAACTGTAAAATTCTCAATAAGAGCATAAAATTAGTCCGTTCTATGGTATACAACACCGATATGAAAAAGGTGATCGGATCTATCGCACACGATACGAGATCAAAAGCATTCGGTATTTCCACACTTAGAAAGTTTGAAAACCGCGGTAAGTCCACAATGAGTTTATTCATTGCTTCATCCATTAACCGCAGTATAAAATACCCGATGCCTGATCCAGAAACACAAAAGACCGAAGTTATTCAAGCTTGGAAAAGATTGACTGATAAGAAGGAAGAAATTGATCCTATAACATTTAACAAATTAAAGGAGTTCATCCAAAATGTTGTTGATTCGAATAAAGAATATATTCAAAAAAGATTCGAATCTAATTTAGACGAAAAAACACTCCCGCAACCTGGATTCAAATCTTCCATTAATAAAAGCGCGAAGAAAGGAGGTGTAAATGAAATTATCGCAAGATATACCTCGCTCCTTTCCTCTCCTATGTCATCTTTTCCTGGCTCCTCTTCTCTACCGTTTGATATGTTTGACCCTATCCATGGTATAAAATTACCTCCTCGCGAAGGCGTTGACGAAGAAAACTTCATCGACGTCATGGACTTATATGGCGATTTAACCGAGGACATATCAAATATCAAGAAAGAAGAACCGGCCAGTGCTGATCTACCGAGCATCTTTCTGCAGGCCATAGAAAGAGCCTCCACCCCAGGAATGAGTTCATCAATTCTGAAAGCGGAGGTCTTTCCATGCGTAATGCCTGACGGAAAGATACGTGCTCCCACCATGCATACATCGGAAGTAGTTTGGATCGCTAGGGCATTAAATCAATATCTATTGCCGTTCGTCAAGACATGGTCTATTTCTAGACCTGCCTTGAAGAACCTCAAATTTGAGCTAGAGAATCCAAAAGGCATGGAGGAGCCGGTAGTCTTATATTCAGCTGACTTCTCAAAATCCACAGATCCTATTTCCATAAAAACTTGTATGATGGTATTAACAGAATTAACACGTGACTTACCCTCCACTTCATGGCTAAAACAGGCCATAAAGATCGTGGTAGGTCCTCACGACTTAACCATCAAGGGAAATGAAGATCCGTACTCTTACAATGAGAAAACTACTTGTGGTGCGCTAATGGGGCTCGGTCCAAGTTGGACAGTTCTAAGTTTAATAAATGCATTTTGCGCACGCCACACACATCGCAGGTCGTTTAAAATCTGCGGAGACGATCTCATTGGGTTGTGGACTGAGAAGGAAATAGCTGAATATAAGAAGAATGTGCAGTTAGTGAAACTTTTATTAAATGATACTAAATCGTACGTAAGTTCCACTGCCGGAGTGTTTTGCGAAAAACTTGTTACAATTACAAGCAAAACAACCGCAACATGCACATCCTTTATCAGACTGGCACAAGCTACTGGCATGAGAAGTATTGCGCAGAACAAAGGCGTTATGGTTTCAGACGTATTATACTCTATTTCAAGATCAAAATGTCCGGATGCGTCCTCGAAAGATATTCGTTTATTGGAGACTGCAAACAAAACAATACGCCAAACTTGCCTTCGAACTGCTAAAAGATACAGTTTAAGATATAGATCAGGTTCTAAATATATTCCTGGTCTCCTCTCACAAGGAGGAGCGGGTGCTTCTGATCCAACAGAATTAACCTGTTTATCTTATCTACTTTATGGTCCCGTTGTTCTCACAAGAACAGAAAAGACCGACAAGAAAACATATACCTGTATCCGACAGCAATTAAGAGAACTGAAAGGCAAACCAGGTTCTGGGGTAGCTTTGTTAAGTGACGTCTTAGTTCACGTCAAATCACAACAAGAATTATTCCGTCGTACCCAGAAAGGCTGCATTCCATACTCCTCTAACATGCGTAGTATTAAATCTATCATTTCAGACTTACGCAGAAGATATAACATATGTTCTAATTATCTTCGTCTGTTAGGAGGTTTAACTACTGTCTTACAATTACTTCTCATACGTTCAGAATCAGTTTACATTAGAAAGTTCGACGCCACCGTTATTAAAAGAATGATGTTCTTTGTTAAACAGCAAAGGTGGTCAGCTCTAATCAAATATATGCAGCAGAGTTGGCATAAATGTGTTGATGCTCTACATATAGAAACGATTCTGAACAATTCCGATCTTCCAAAGGTTCCCCAGTTTAACCTAAAACTGAAGACTATCTCTGAAAGTTGGAGACGAGCACAGTTCACCAAAGGTGATCGCTCTTCTACCCCGCAGGATAGAAAAACAACCAGCCAATAGCT